TTTAAAGTGTCTTGCATGCCCAAATATTCAAACTTGAAAATGACTGATCCAACCAACTATCCAAATTCTTAAACGAGTTCTGTAAATAGTCTTCTGAGATCATTTTTTTAATCTCATATCTATTCATCTTTGGTATTGGTTGCTCAACCACATCTATTATTCTTTGTTTAGAGTATAACGATATGTCAGTGTCTTGTAATTGCATTAGTTGATAATTTCTTTCAATTAAGTCTTGATTATCAACGATATTTTGGTATATTTTCTTTGATTTTGCACCTTTTCGTATTTGCGCAGAAATAATAATCGATTCTACCGTGGACTCCTCTAATAGCAATTCAGGGTATGCTTTCAACAATGTTGTTAATCCAATTCCTTTAACTCCAGGGATATTGTCCGAATGATCTCCAGTTAGCGCCCTATAAATTAGATAATTATTGTGATGCAATTTGAACTCATCCAACATGACATCTGGGGTATAAAGTTTCTTTTTTACGGGGGACCAAACTTCAACATTTTCAGAAACCAACTGTAAAAAATCACGATCGGTACTAACTATTCTCACTTTTGAATTTTTTGTTGAAAAATATTGCATCGTCAAATATGCAATAACATCATCAGCCTCAATATTATCCAAGCACAACATTTGAACGGGAAGGTGCTCAAAATACTTTACAGCACGAATCATCTGTTTCCGCATTGATTCCTTCTCTTCCTCAATACTCTCAAATAAATCAGTTCTAAACCCACCCCCACTTGACCTATTTTGCTTGTATTCAGGAAACAGTTTTTTTCTCCTCAATGAACCGCCCTTCCCGTCAAATGTTATAATACAACGACTTGGATTAAAATCTCGAATATTCAATGCAATAGATCGCAACATTCCTAAAACTCCACCAACATGTTCACCACTATCAGATAAAGAAGGAGATGTTACAAAAGTCCTAATAAATGAATTCAATCCATCTATTATTAACACACGATCGTTCACAGATGTACTTCTATCCTGTTCGACTTTATCAAATAATTCGAGTAAATTCATGCCTTTTTGTAAAAATTCTTAACATCAGCGATATCATACACATCAATTGACACAATTGAGTGAATTTGGCTGTCTCCTGTACCCGGGCAATATTCATCAAATAAACCTATCTCGTCTTCAGTTAATATCCCACTATAAAGTTCATCAAAGGATTTGTTGCAATATTCTGAACTCGGCCAATTATGCCTATGTTTGCAGTTTTTAATTGCTTCAGAAATTTTCGGCAATAGATTCAAAAGTTCGACGTCCCATTGATCATTCAGATCCAATATTGAAACTTGGTAAACATAATCAGCGTCGTTATAGTCTCCCTGAATTACTATTAATTTTTTCACTAAAACGTTTCAGTTATTTGTTCATAAAAAATTGTTCTAACCTCACATTGTTTCAAAGCCTCTCGTTGAGTTTGAGTGATGCATGATTTTGCATGTGATTTATAAGACCACTTTTTAGACTTTTCTACATCATCAGTCCAGGAACAGGTATAATACTTTTTGGACTTCAAGTATCCATTAACCGGATGATATATTACATACAATTTCATATCCAAAAAAAATCTGTATGATATGTGAATTTTATTCAGATTTTAGTTTTTTAAAACACTCATATTCCTTTAGGGCCCCGTTCAAAGCATTGTGTGGAGAAACTTCTCTACTGATACCCAAATTATCGAAAATCAAATCAAGTCCATGATCTATACCAGTTTTTCCATAATACACAGAAAACAAATCAACAAAGCTATGTCCAAATGGCCACTTTTCAATCTTCTTTTGGTATCCATGAATCCACGTCAAAAACTGAATATCAAAACTACCAACATTGTGGCCAGCTATTAAAATATTCCTACCCTCGCACCATTTCACAAAATTTAAATAGACTTGAACTGGGGTTTTTTTATTTATATCTCTGACTTGTTCTTCAGTAAATCCATTAACACTCAATGCTGTTTTTGAAATTTCATTGAATTTATAAATTCTACACTCTTGATAAAAGGTTTCATCAGTTTCAGTGTCAATTGCGCCCAAACTCACCATTTGATGTCTACCAGGAAGCAACCCAGTCGTTTCAATATCCAATATAATCATAATCTATATCAGTTTTTATCAACAAGTCCATTGCAATATGCATATAACGTCTCTGCCAACGCGAATAGTTCATCTTGAGAAAATGGGACTACTATCATTCCTGCCCCATATTGACTTTTGAAATACTCTAAGGCCAAACTGACGCAAGTATATCTACTAATGTTGCGTTCGACATGTGAATTTTCCAAAGAGTTCAATCTAAATTGCAACTCATCCACATTTTTAAAAAGATCACTTACTGAATTTTCTAATTCTTTCTTTTTCATGTTATTTACTTTTTTTTTGTTTTATTCATCATCTCCGTCTTGGGTAACTAAAACCACGTCATCGATACCAAGTTCTTCTTCGCCCAAGTCATATTTCATGATATAGGCTTCGCAAATTTGGTCATAAATTACTTCTTTCAATCCAGGCGTTTCTTCTAACAATCTTCGAAAATCTTTAGATTGGAACTTCTTGGTTATTTCTTCTCCAGTGTCTCCGTCAATATACTTGTATGAATAACTCGATCCGGATTGACCAATAGCGCCCAATTCTTTTAACATCGTTAACCAAGACCCATAATTATCAATACCACTATCATAACGAATGTCAAACTTTACTTTACGCTTTGGTGGTCCTAATCGATTCTTGACAATAGCAACTTCAATCGTTTCTCCTATTACAGCATCCGCCCCATTGATCTTTCCTTTCAACTGCCCCAATTTCTTTAATCGCAACCTAGTAGATGCCGTAAAAGGAATTGCTTGACCACCACTTACCGACCATTTGTCTGCACCAAAACCAATGGCGCCTACATTTGCTCTTAATTGGTTAATCAATACAATTAAAATAGGTCTTCCAGCAATTAGTGATGGTATTTTTCTCATTGCCTTGGAATTCACGATAGCCTTTGTAGTTGCATAACCATCCTTTTCATAATCAGCCTCTAACTCCAATAATGTACTAGCGCCCATCACACTATCAACGACAATTACAACCGGCTTATCAGAATTTGCTGCGATTGACTTTTCGATAATCAATTCCATTGTCTGATAAATTTCTTCCAATGCGCGAAGTTTATCGGTATAGATTACTCTTGACGGATCCAATCCCACCGAACAATAGAAATCAAGCATTCCCAAGGCTTTTTCAGTATCAAATAATACTGCCAATCCACCTTGTTTTTGACATTCACTTAAAATGTGCGCTGCCAATAAACTCTTACCAGACCCTTCCAAACCTGACATTTCCACAATCGTACCGTAACCCAAGCCTCCGTTTGGTCTATTTGAGATTGCTAAGTCCAAAATATCACAACCAGTAGAGCACCATTTTGTCACCAAATTTGCATTGGACATATATCCCGCAGCATTTGGTAAATCTTTAAATTTTTTATTTATAACCGATAAAACATCATTTGCAAGAATATCGATTTGTTGTTCTTTAACTAAACTCTCTGATTTTATTCGCTTCGCCATATATCAAAAAATTAGGGAGCATAATAAACTTATTACACTCCCATTTAAATCACTTTTTACTGTTCAAAAAATTGTCAAATGCGGCCTCAATGTCACTAACATCGACAGTTGATTTTTGATCGTTGTTGCCAGTTGGTGGATTGAAGTTTTTAGTGTCAAATTCAGAAGCACCTGTTGTTGGTTTACTTTCATCTGCACTGGTTGTCTTTTCAGAATTTGACTGCTCTGCATTGAGATACTTCTTTAAAGCATCAGTCAATTCAGCATACGCAGGCTTGGTAAACAACTTCGTTACATCTGGCATTTCCTTGATTTTCTGCAATACGGCCGGATCATCTGTTGCAACAGTCTGTTTCGGTTTCGGCGTCACAGTAGTTTGGAAAGACATATCATTTGCCCCTGGTTTGAAAACAACCTTAATGTCACGGCCTTCTTTTAAGTCTGCCAAGTTTCCCCAATCCGGATCGTCAAAAAGTTCATCCAATGCCCGAAAAATTTGCACTCCAAATCCCCAGAACTTCACACCTTCTTCTTCATGGCCCCGTACCAATATTGGTATATAAATTCTTGATTTCGGTTCAAGTTTTCTGGCAATTTTCCAGTTCATTGAAACTTCATCTTTCGAGCCTTTTTGTGACTTCAGTGCGTTGCAATATTCAACTACGGGATCTGGCTCGTCAAAAGTGAATGGGCTCAACCAAGTCTTACCAAAATCATAATAAAAATACAATGGGATAAAGGGTTTATTCGCGCCATCAATTGCAGAATTGGGTAAAATTCGAATAGTGTATTCTGCTTGGGTATTTCCATCGCCCGCTTTTGGTTTCCAGAATAAATCACGGTTACTGTTTGAATTGTTGCGTTGTCCCTGGTTCCTCAGGGCTTCAAGTTTTGCTTTAATTTTTTCAAAATCCATAAAAATCCTTAAAATTGTTAAAAAATAAAAAATAGTTGATCAACTTGTTTATAACATTACAAAATAATTTTGACAAATCCAATTATTTTTTCCAAGAAAATAAATTTGCAGTAAATCTAATTTGTGGAACCACTCTATCTTTAAAAATATCAATATTAATACCGGTTGATAGATATTCTTTCTTAAAGATTCTATCTTTAATTACTTCAAAACAAAATGGTGTGTTGTATTTACCATCAATGATGCTCAAATTCATATATGGCGGGAAATACACATAAGTTCTCAATCCAACCTTGTCAATTCTAAACAATCGAAATCCAACTTTTAGTTGAAGAAGATGATCTGTCAAGTCAGTATTATATGAAAGTTCAATTAGGTACTTCTTGTCTCGAAGATATTGAGTCGCACCAATTCTTACATGCGAATAATTGTACAAACCAACACTAGACCCTATAAAAATTGTATTTTCAACATTTTGAGAAAATGTCGGGGTAAGTAAAAAAACAAAATATGCTATAGATAAAAATTTCAATATATTTTCCTCAAATGTTACTACTCTTTTCTCCCAACAATACTTCCCGTAACTGTTTGATTATTTCATTAAAATCGTCTTCTGTTAGTTTTTCTTCAGAGAAATTTCCAACAAAATTTTCAGGTCCATTAATTCGAATTATTTCAGGTTTCAATGTAATAAGAGTCTTATGTTCCGGTCTCATCGTATCCGGATTGAAAATCTTAGGCGCTTGTGTAATTTCAAAATTCATATTTTTATTTCTTTCATTTCATGATAATTCAAACCAGCCTTGATATGCATTGGAATACCATCAAATAAATCAATGATGTCTTTCAATGTACCATTTCCATCTTCCATATCATAATCAAAGAGAAATGAATCATAAGTGTATAATATAAATTTAGTGGATTTATCTGATAAAAACAAATGTATTTTTGTCATTAACTCATTATTAAATTCAGTTTCCAAATTCTGAAGCATATAGTTGAAAATCTTAGTTTGGTTATCTCCCTCAACTATATCGTTTCTAATAGGTCGCTCATATAAAAAGGTTTTCAAATTTCCAGTCTTATACCGCAAATACACGTTTTTCGACAAATTTGAAATAGACTTGAATGGCTCCACGTCTTGCAATTCCTTTGTTATACCACCATAAATTTGTTTGAAAGTGTAGGTTTTGGGATCTTCATCTTTTGGATAATATTTTTTCAAATCTTCGTAAATACTTTCCGGAAATTTCAATCCCAATATTGTATAAAGTAAATATAGGTGAAACCCACTTAAATCCACTTCAACCAAAAATCCCTTCCTGTGGCGCGAGACAAATCTTTTTCTACTCCCGTCTGCCTTGTTCAATGCGGCATAGTTGATACCGTTAAAATGATTTGAGGGTCTAACGGTCAAAGTGAATGGGTTGTATTCACAGAATTCAAACATTTGTCAATTTCTATTAAATCTTGCTCAAGTAATTCATCTGACCCCAGATTTCTAATTGAAAGATTATCCGACAATGTGCAACCATCTTCAAGTAAAATTCTCCAATCATTTTCACTAATTTTTAAACGATAATCCGGAAACTTTGAATTTCTATAAATGTCTTTTCTTAATCCACCGTCGACATAATGATTTTGTTTCCACCCATATTCTTTCAATAATTTCCCATGTCTATAAGAAGGGTTAAATAGATTTAATAAAAAGTCCATTTCTTTCAATTTTTTCTAAATTTGTCAATAAGTCATTATATTTCAAAAACGGGTCTGACAACTCAAATTTTCTAAATTTTACCAAAAACTTATCTTTGATTTCTCTACAACACTCAATCCATTTCATCATTGGGACGCAATCATTGACATTATCAATATCCATAGTCCAATACTGCCTAATTTGAAATGGAACGTCCACTTCCAACCTTTTATTTGTTTCGAACCAGTAAACCAACTCAGCCTCAAAAACCCTTAAATTTACCCCACAATCGCTTAGGTATTTCTTTTTGTAACAATATACGTCTTTTCCAAGAAAGTCGCTTAGAATCGAAATTTGACGGCTTAAACAGTCGTTGTGAGTTAGGTTTAAAACTTGTTCTTGGTATGTTTCTAATCCAAAGATATAAATAAATGAAATTTGAGTTCGTGTATAGTGCTTTTTTGAATCTCGAAGTATTGGAATGAGTAGAACTTTTGAATCCTTTAACTTTTCGTAATGGTCTAAAAATAACATCAGAAAAATTCATTATTATATTCTCGCAATCGTTTATTTGTCAAATCCACATACTGTTGGTTGAAATCGCAACCTATGAAATTTCTATTCAATTTTTTTGCAGCAACTATAAATGTGCCACTTCCGCAAAAACAATCCAATAAGACATCATCTTCATTGCTAAATATTCTAACCAATCTTTCCCCAAGTTGTAAGGGTTTTTGTGTTGGATGGCAATTTCGCTCTTTACTCCACGGAACGATTGGAGAAACATCAGACCAAATATTAGATAATGATCTGAACTCATTACCATTCTTCAATCCCAAACCACCCGTTTTCTTTTTTATGGTTGAGTATTCTTTATTAAAAGTGTATTTGTCAGTCTTTGTAAACCACAAAATATCTTCTCGAGTAGATGTAAAATTTTTCTTTGCTCCCCTACCTTTAATCCTGTCCCAAATTATCCAATTCCTTAGAATGAATTTTTCTTCGAAAATTAGTTTAGTCGAAGAAGCGTTACTCCATCCTTGAAATATAACGAGATTGCCAGAATCTTTGAGTATTCTATGAAATTGTTCAGTTAAAAACTGATAATCAATTGAACCCTTTTTATCCCAATCGTATTGCCCATAATCTATTTCGTAAGGAGGATCAATACATATGAAATCAATAGAAGAATCTGATATGCTTGGTATGATATCTTTGTAGTCGAGGCAATGTATCTCATTTAACATTTATCACAATTTACAAAAAAATTTTTATAAAAACAAATTTTCTTAAAAACTCAATGCTCTTAGAAGCCCTTTCGTTGCAGTTCCATCTCTATCAACAGATGAATACCACATTCCAAACCAATCGTATTTCTTTTTGGAAAATGTTGACTTTATCAATGCTCTTAGTTGATTGTAATCATTTCTATCAACTGCAGCATTCATTTCTTTGACATAGTCATTATAGTTGACTGGAATTGACACTTCTGTTATTGCGTTTTTTAATTTCATCTATAAAACTCCAATGGATTGGTTATGAAGGTATTTAAACCGGGAAAATTCAACAAATTCTTCTCAATCTGTCTTTGGTTTAAATAGTAAATATCTTCTTTTGGCAACATACTAATTTTCCATTCAATCTTCAATTTATTCCACAAAACGCCATTGATTCCGGGCCTATTCAAAGTATTAATTTGATTGAATTGCCTAGAATCGATTTCCAATATGGTGTTCAAAGGACTGTTTCTTTTCTGTACAAAAAACCTTTCAATAAATGACCGTTTATAATCATCATTTGTAGGTTGCGGTTGATATGACACCGGAGCGGCATACTTATCAATGCTATTGCCTGATAATTGATTGTATTTTAAAATGTCTTGAGTTGGATTCAACCTCAGTTCGAATAATTCGACTGATCCTGATTCTGGTCTGAATCCAGTAAATCTTTGTCCATTAGGAAGTAAGTGATAAGAACCAATATAAATGCTACCATCTTCTAAGATAAATTCACTACCATCGGTGTACAAACCCATGGTTATTTGGTGAAGGTTATAATATGGTTTTTGAATTCTCACGAAACGAAATTCCTCATTCTTTTGCCTAACAACCCTTCTCGGTACATTCTTTTAACCAAGTCGCGCTGCCATATTTTAGAAACTTCAATTCCATATTTAGAAATCTCTCTGTGAATAGATCCCAAGCTTGGATACATTTGAAATAGACTTTCTAGAGTTATATAGTCCCACTTATTCTCATTTTTTCTTTTGATTTCTTTAATGCCATGAATTTGCGCATCTATTTCGAAGTAGGTCATATTTACATCCTTCTTACCCAACTTCATAATATCATCATCTCCCATTTCCTTGACAGATTTCAAAATATTACTTATTTGAGAATTATAAAGAGTATCTGCTATCCAATGTGATATTTCATGATTAATACTTGCCCGAATCCTATGTTCAGTAATTTCATTATTAAATGAACCAATAATATCAGGAGAACCATCGACCCTATCCCCAGATAAATGAATCAGCGCTGCATTCCAATTAAATGAAATTTGAATTGTCTTGGTGCTTGGTTTATAAAAATTTCCGGTTTTAAAAATACCACATCTAATCCATATCGGATTCAATAAATGAGCGCGAACGCAATCTGCAGACTTTAGCATCGCACTGGACACCTCTGTAAATTCCACTGGAAGACCCAATGCAATATTCTTTTTTATTTCTTCAGATAGGTTATTATTTTTGAAATCTCGTAAAAACGCATCAAATCCGCAAAATTTCATGATGAAATCAACGGAGTCCTCTGTGTCAAACGTTCGCTCTAATAATAATTTTTGATATATGGTTTTCAATTTCATATTCATAACTCAATATAATCCACATTTGAATAATATGCTAAAATTTCTTGTATTCGCGTACCCCAATCCGATTGTTGAAAAGTATGCGAAACGATATAATCAAATCTTGGAACTTTCTTTCTACCCCTCAGTGGAACAACTCTTTTTTCTATCTGCTCCGGAGAATATACTCTTTTCTTACATGCTATACTTAAATTTTTCTTGTGTCTTCAGAAAAAACTCTCTTTTTTCCGGTTCTACTTTCACTCATTTTCTTGCATGTTTCGGGAGATAATTTCACTCCCAACATACCAAAACAACCGCCACCCAATGCAACATTATAGGTATCATCTCTTTTTCTAAACTCATCGTTTACTAATTCTAATTCCTTTTGAATCATATCAAATTTATTATCAAAGATAAACAATATTTCCTTCTTGAAATTTTCTCTTCCAAATTCTTTAATTGGCTTTTGTTATTTCTCTACCAGATCCCATATATCTATTATCTATTTTTTTACAGGTGTGATGGCCAATATAAATCATTTTGTTGATCAAATTGGTTATTTGGTAAATTGTATAAAATTTATTATTCATAGTTCTATATATTCGACATTAGGATAGTATGCAAGTATTCCGGTAATTTTAGTTGACCAATCTGAATTAGAAAATACATTCACTACTGATGTGACCATAAAATACGATTTGTAAGTGTTTCTCCACGTTCTAGGAACTTGGGTAGATGAGATTGCGTTTCCTGGTATCAAACCCCAAACACCATCAATATCGACGTTTATCGATAGACCAGGATAATGAACAGTTTCATTTATAGACGTGGATGGATTGTTCTTATGCAGTCTACCCATAACAGATTTCAGTGCGTTAATTTCTTGCCCATCAAATTCATTCTTACCTAAATTTCCAGGTGATTTAATTATCGCATCTTTATCAGTTTTTGCTTTTTCAAACTCTTTCTTCCGTTGGTCATTTAAATTTTGATCACACCCCCTTAATGCAGAAACCGGATCTCCTTTCTTTGCAGATCCAACGAACATGGCTGCTTTATATTCTTCACTACCAACGTTGGATTGAACTTCACAACTCCGAGTTGAACCATCCCCATCGATTGGATCGAATACAATGACTTGCAATCTATCAGTTACCCCATAATTTTGATCAACAACAATTAGTTTCTTACTATCAGTCGGGTGCTCAACCAACCTCAAAGCTATAGCACCACCAACACATGAACTGATTTGATCTGATATTTTTTCAAAGAAGTCAACAACATTAATCACCTCGTCGCCGGTGTCCTTGACATCGGTTCTATCAGAATTTGCTTCTCTTTTCTTCGTAGACTCGTTAAATGCGGCTACAACAACATCTCTATGGATTAAAATATTTTGCAATCTAACATCAGTACCCGAAAGACATTTTACCGCACCTAGGTTTTTACAATCAGCATCGAAATTTTTCCCTTCTCCGGAAGAGTTCATATAGTTACCGTCACCGAGAAATAGAACATGAAGCGGATCTCCACTGGTTATACCACTGGCTATCTTTGATTTTGAATACTCCGGATGAAATTCCACCTTCAATATTGAAAAGTCCTCTCGTTCATGTGCAACACCACACGTCATAGATCTCAATAATTGATCATTAATAATTCTATTCACGACGTATCCTAATGACACGAAAACCTGATTATTAGCCGCCTCAACCTCACTCTTTCCAAATCCAATGCTTTTCAATATCCCACCAGTCCAGGCCATAAACTTTCCAACCAAATCCCGCATATGATCCCCGGAATAAACTACAATCGCAGCTGAAGTATCAGAAGTACCCGGATTGTAATCAATAAATGAAGTTATAACTTCACCATCCTCCATTTCGTCAATTGAATTTTGGCCATTTTTTTGTGAATCACCAGCAATTAATTGAGCCACGCCTTTAATCGGGTGAATGGTATCATCCAAACCAGTTTTGAACTTTAGGGGTCCAGACGCCCCGGACTGACCCGTTCCACCAATTGCATTGCAACCATTACACACCACAATTTGCATATCCAAATTCTTAATTGCAGTTGAGGCCGAAACGGCTGTAAATTCACATTGCCAAAATCCTTCTTGGGTGGTTGTAAATGAAAACGTCGCGACTTTAAAATTAGTTAATTTTGTAGTTTGTTGCTCAATTCCCCATGTCAACTCATATCCAAATTGAACATCTATTTCATTACCAGGTAAGAGAAAATATTTTTGAACAACTTCAAAATCAGCAATAGTATAACAAATAATGGTACCACTGACTTTCCTTGATAATCCCCAATCTCCACCATATTCAATAGTGACAGATTCAAGTGAGGGTTTTGGTTTGAAATTTGGTTTATATGTGGTGTCCCATGTTGTTTTGTGATCGGGTAATGTCATAGAGCCACCACCACCACAACTTTTATCTCTACCAGTAATTTTTACCCATGCTGGATTTCTAACATTCGCAGACTTTCCTCCGGATGTTTGTGGAACTCTATCCAATAATCCACGCCTTGCCTTTAAGACTTGGATTATATTCCCTTCTTTAGGATTCCTACGGTATAGACTTTCTGCCATTTATTTCCATTATTTCATCAATAATACTTTCGGGAAATACAAATATTTTCACAGAATGAGTATATTTTCCATTTTTAAAGACTTTGATTTCTTCAATATTTGATTGATCTCCGACGGTATTCATTTCAAAGGCAATCTCCGATTTCTTCTTTTTAAACTTGAGCATCTCTAAATAATTCTGAAATTTCCCCACTATTCAGTGGATATGGTATCCGTAATCTGAAACCAGGCGGAATCACCAAAGTTCCTTTTGGGATATTATTTGCCTTTGCCAATATCACCCAATACCTGCTATCTCCATATTCTTGATATGCGATTAAATCTAGTCTTTGCAATCTTTTGGTGATAATATACTTATCTGAACTCCTACGTTCAAACTTCGGGTAATAAATGGTTGAATATCTTCGCTTGTTCTGGCTGGCAAAGATTGGTTCTGTAAACTCTTCGTAACGTTGCATTAAATTGTATTTTTCTTCTTAGAAAATTTATAGAGTAAATCAGTGAATTGTTGGGTCAATCTGATGGTTTCGGTACCAGGTTTAATTGAACCTGTCAACGTCATTCTGTCCCACAAATATATGGTTCCATTTTTTTATCTACAGCAATGACATAGCCTCCCATTTGAATGGGCGTTGACAACCTATTCTCATTTTCATTTAAAAAGTTTTTTAATTTCATTAATTTTTCCTTCAATCATTTGTTATAAAATATGGTTTACCTGCATCCGGCCTTTGACCTCTTGTATTTGCCAACATTCGTATTGTCAAATTCACGTCAGTATAAAGTGGCCTATTTTCCACCCATGGATAATCGGGTTGCCAATCATAACTCAAATTGGTAATAACACCATATCCTTTTACCAATTTTCCTATTTGAAATAAGACGTGAGAACCGTTATATCCCAATCCTGCTTTGTAGATTGGATATGTCATTCTACCCAATCTAGCCAATAGAACTTCATGATTGTTAATATGCTCGTCTCTATTTAACGCAATTACCACAAAACCGACGGTGATAGTTCTAGTCGTCGAGCCATACATCATTTTTGGATCGGCTCTCCCCATGTCATAATACTCATTCCATTGAGGGGATGAAGTATCATTCAAAGAAGTGATATGTGCCTCGAATTTCAACTTCCACTCTTGTTCAGATAGAGCACCCGCACCCGGATCATGTCTCCAAAAGTAGAACAGTTCAGGTTTAAATTCGGTTCTTGGTCTTGTTATTGCTGGAATTGGCATTGTTAGCGAGAGCTCTTATCAATAGTATCTTTCATATAATCAAGTTTATCAATAATTTTTCTAAGATTCACCTTTGTTTCATATAAAGGACTAGATGCATCTTCAACTTCATGCTCTATTTCATCGTAACACTTCCGCAAATAATTTAGACCCCTATTAAAATCTCCAACGCATAAACTTGACAAAGTGTTCTCGTACAATATTTTTTTCAATTTCATTTTATCTATCCCTTATTATTGTTGAATTTTTTGGTTATCGCCGAGACTTTTTGACCGTCAAAATACACATCAGTATCTTTTCTGGCAATTACTTCAAGTAATTGATTTGCTTGCATTAGAAGCAATTCAAGTTTCTTGGTTGCCATCTCGGGCCTGTTATAAATATCAAATTCTTCTTGTTCCTGTTGTTTTTGTTTTTGTACCTCTTGTTGAATCTTGACTTCTCGAAGTGGATCTATTTTCACATTTTGTGCAACACTTTCCTTTCTTGGAGTTTGAGCCGTCGCCTGAGGCGTTTGGAATGGAGATACTTTAATCTGAGATGTCTGTGGCGCTTGATTTGGTACAGATTGGATTTTAGATTCAACTTGCTGTTGAACTTTGTAATTCATGTCCTGAATATCCAAATTGTTCAATTTTTCCAATACCGAAAAATCCAGTTTCGATATAATATCAAACAAGTCAACCAAAGAATTTGACAAACCAGAAATAGAATTTTGAACAATATACAACGGATCTGACAACTTTCCAATTTTTTCCAAATCAGATATTGCACTTCCACCTAAAAGATTTCCAACTGCAGAAGATGCATTCAAAGCCAACAATGATCCAGACAGCGTCATTAATGATCCCGAGATCTCGAAAATCTTTGAAGTTGGAACGTCTCCCAAACCTACCAAATCGTCCCTCAATCGAACCAACGGTTTGGTGTCTATATTGACTAATGATTCAGACAATATCTTAACTGAACCGGAAAATGACAATATTGCAACGCTTGCACCAGTCAAAGCCAAACTACCAAGCAACATCAAAGGACTAATTGCTCCAAATGCACTTGCCGCAATGCCAAACCCAACTATTGCGGTGGCTGCCTTTGATAGGGACGACCATTCAATATCATTAAACATCTTCATCGCATACGCCAACGGAATAATAGATGCTCCCAAGGCCGCGATTGCCACTGATCCCAATAATAAAGCCGGGGATATTGATGATAGAACCGACCCTACCAATCCAAACCCGATTAAGGTAAGTGAAGCCTTCCCAATAGATGACCAGTCGACGTCATTAAATTTGTTCAGTGCTATAGATGCAGGTATCAACGCAAGTCCCAGCGCTGCTATTCCAATCGACGCCATTAACATTTGTGGACTCGACTTTCCAAGTAACATTGAAACACCGACAAGACCACCAATAGTAACAATTCCTTTTGCTACGTCATCCCAACTTACTTTGGAAAAGTTTTGTAATGACTTTGAAGTTACCCACAATGCACCAGAAACAATTAGAAGAGAAGCAGCGCCCTTCACTGCTGATGTTTTAAATGAAGATAGTCCGTCTCCTATACCCTTAAGGAGATTTTTGATAGATGTCCCGACGCCTGCAGAAATGTCTTTCATGGATGTCGATATCATTTTGGTGAGATCTCCCAAAACAGTTTTAATCATCTTCGAAGAACGCTCAATTATTCCGGCAAAACTATCAAATCCTCGTTCAACTACTGATTTGGTTTTTGTAACGGGTTTTGAAATATCCTTAGATTTAGTGGTATTTTGTATTACTTCTTCCTTTTTCTTGCTAACAGTTTCAGTGACAGTTTTATCAATATTGGTTTCTGGTTTCAGATTTTTTACTTCTTGAACTGTATCTGTGATTACTGTTTTGGTTCCATCCACTTTTCCGGAAAATTTATCAAAAGACGTTGACATTGGGTTGAAAACATTTGGAAGCAATTTAGATCCAATATCACCCAAACCCTGAAACGTTTTTTTACCAACGTCAAAGATTTTTCCAAATACTCCCTTTGATGTACTTCCCATCCCATCAAACCTTTTGGTTGCCTTCTTGATAGGATCTTCCAATCTACCCTCGATGTTTTTTTCTATTCGCTTCGTAAAAACCCTATCCAATCCCTCCATTAAAGAAGTTGACAATAGAGGACCAACAACCATCGCCATATTTGAAAACATATCAATCGACGACTGTGTCATTCCGGAAATTTGCTCTTCCCCGTCCTTTCTAACATTTAAAAATGTCATGGCACTGTTTATGGCAAATTTAGCCAAAACAGATGCCGCCATAGTTCCTATCAATTTAAAACTACTCTTCGCGAAGGAAGGATTAACAAAATTGGAGTTTTTTGCGCTTTTCTTAGATTCTTCTTGAACTTTAACTGAAGTCTCCGCGGCCGTTTTTGATATGTCAGATAGTGCTAACTTATTATCAGAAACAATCTTTTGAGTAGTTTCTTTTGACTTCTTTTCAGAAGATGTAAATACAGATCCGAACACGGTGCCAATCGCAGGTATCATAGTCTGTACAGATCCCAATCCTCCCTTTAGCAATCCTAACCCGGACAGCATCTTACTTCCAATGAACCACGCGCTCAAACCGGCGCCTATCCAATACACCACATCACCAATGCTTGACAACACAGACTTCATATTTTTCAGAGGATCACTTGCATTTGACAATGGATCGAACCACGAATCCAGTTTTTCCATAATCGAAGAAATTACATCTCCGATTAACTTGAATGGAAGTAACAATCCTTTTACCAAGGGAACCAATGGTTTAATAACCATTCCCACAAACTTCAACCCACCAATAATAACATCTATCAAAGGCGATATCGCATCTATAGCATCTGCAAATGATTCAGCCAAAGGTATCAGTGCTTTTAACAAAGTACCTTTAATTTTGTCCCAAGCAACGCCTAATCTATCAGTGCTTTGCAATTGCTGTAATCTATTTCTAATTTCGTCTTGACTTAGATTCGAAATGTCCCCCATCCTATCAAGATTTGCATTTAGGTAATCTTGCTCCCGTTGACCCAAACCTTGCATCTGTTCTCTTAACTTCACGCTTTTTGCCAATTCGTCAACACTCATCCCTAGGGTTTTGGCAATTTTTATGCGGGTCAGGTAGTCCATCTTATTATACTCGACAGTTGACCCAATATTTTTCATGATATCTTCAGTCATACCTTCAATATCGCCCATCAGACCTTTTTCAAATGCACTGCTAAAATCTATACCACCACCGGACATTGCTTGAAGTTCATACATATTAGTCATGAAACCTTCAAGATTCAACATTTCTTGAGCAATTTCTCCCGCCTTTTGTAAACTCAATCCCATTCTTCTAACTTGTATCGCTGCCTTTGCAGCCTTATCTGGAAGACCTGCAAAATAAGTTGATACTATTTCTGCACTATCAATCAAATCTCTAGCAACAATTTGAGGACTCAATCCAGCCATTTCCGACATCAATCCCAAATTCTCTTGCAATTTCAATGACAATTTATCATCAGCGCCAATATTCCTAAATACCTTTCCTAGTTGAACAGCCTCCTGAACGCTATAACCAAATGCTTTGCTTGCTTCCACTAATGATATAGTAAGTTCCTTAGATGCCTTGTCATTCAAATCAAAAACTTTACCGCTACTACCAATCATTTCTGATTGAGCATCTTGAATGTCTTCAAGTGTAGCAAATTGGTTTTTCTGAGATGTCAATATGTCCAATTGAACTTGCAACAACTTACTAGACTGAAGTATAGATGTCTTCATTTCTGCAGACATTTCTTTATACTTGTCTACCACTTGCGTTAACATATTGAACAGTAGAACTCCAGATGCCACCAGCAATGTCATTGGGTTTAGGGCCAACTTAATGGATGGTCCCAACTCTTTCATATAACTCTTTATCGCAGCAGACTTATCAGCCCCAGATTGCAATGTGTCAACGAATGCCTGAACTCCTTTTCTATGACCATCCATTAATGACATGCTGACTTTGGCTATCCCCAAAAACTCACCAATACCCAACGGCATAATGGCATTCACATAATCAAAACCGGCGCCTATTTTTTGTACAATGCTTTCAGTAGTGGACAACAAATGCAAATTTTCAGAAAGTAATCTATACGTTTCTTTTTGCATTTGGATTCCGTGTTCATAGGCATCCAAATCTCGCATGTGTAACTGATATTGTTCCAACATCAGTTTAGTCGCTATATCCAATGGACTGACTAACTCATGTAATCTCTTTTTCTGTTGTTCAGTTGCTTTTTCTCCTTGACTAATTAATTGAACGATTTCTTTAAACGAGTCTTGGAGTTTTTGACCAATATCATTTTTGGAAATGGTTTTTGATAAATTGTCAACAACTTTCTGATATTCTTTTGTTCCTCTCTTTAATTCTACCCCAGACTTTGTTATTTTTCCAGTATCTATATCAATATCCAATCCCTTCATCTTGGACATTTGACTTGCTATTTTTCTGGTGAGATTAGTCTGAAGCTGTGTATTTTTATCAAAGAAGTCATCCAACCCATTCATCCTAGCATCTTTTTCAAGTTGAACTGACTTCATAACTTTGTCAATCTCTTTATCCAGATCCGCTGAAAATGGACTAAAATGCAACTGTAAATCCAATACAGTCCCACTCGTGTTGTGAATTAGGGTTTGAATATCTCCTTGCACTTTTGCTATTAATTCCTCAACTCCTTCGACCTCAGAAAACATTCCGGTAAATAGACCACTGATATCAAGTTTTTTCTTAACTAGGTTTTCAGTGCCTTTATCTATATCAATAATAGATCCACCAAGTTGTTGGGCAGCCTTTTTACTTTCTCGAACTGCGTGTAGAATTTGTTGATGAGAACGTAGCAGATCGTTGGTAATATCCAATTCGGACTTGAAAGAGTCATATCTTTGATCTAGAAGATCTAGATAGTCCTTTGAATTTTCAATTGAAGTTTCATCTAGTTCTTCAAGTTCTCGAAATTTCTTAATTAACTCGTCAATATCCTTCTTGGTAGCCTTTCGTTGTTTGGCCCACTTAGTCGCATACTCATCTGTTATCTCGAGTCCTTCCTTGACCTCTCCAATTAATTTCTGGGCATCTTCCTCGGATTGAGCAAAGCCCGACTGCAACAATGCCATTACCTTTAAAAGGTCTCGGTTGTTTTGCGTCAAAGACTTGGAAGTATCATTTAGCGTTTTTACCGCAGAATGAAGTTTTTCCAATAACTGTTTGACTTCTTTTGAATCGTCTTTAGGTACTTTTGCCATATAACATAAATATCTAAGAACACTTTTTTTAAAATTTTTTCAGAATAAATTTGGAAGTTATTTTGAAACCCTTTAACTTTGTAGCATAATTTAACACAACACTTTTCACTCACAAATTTCAAAAAAATGCTGTACCTGTTCAACACCACGATCGTCCCCAACGAGGGGACATTTACAAACCGGAAAGTAACGACTGACCGGGCCCGTGAAATCCTGAAAGCAACATACCGGCAGCCGTCTGCCGAATACATGGCGGACTGGGCCGGCGCACAAGGCGCTTCATGGGCCGACCCTGGGGGATATGACTATATCTCTGCAATCGGACACCAAGGATCTGCAGATGCGTTCAACGCAGTCTTTAAAGATCTGAGTTTGGATGTTCGGGTCAACAGAATTCAGGCAACACTCAAACCCGGAGACCAAGCACTGTGTTTGAAAATAATCGGACGACTTCAGGAAGGACAAATCCTGACGCTCGAGGAATTGGAACGGGTTGGCTTCGAATTCTACCTGATTACCAACATCGGAAACAATATCAATGAAGATTGATCAATAATCAACAGTAGGGCATTATCTTATCAAAGGTGATGCCTGTTTTCATGACTATTTCTTAACTAAAAATTAACAGAAAAAAATTTGGAACTATCAAATCTATTTTTTAAATTGTAGATAACAAGATAGTTCCAAACGAACTCTACTATCTTCCCCTTGTATTGTCACGGTGTAGGGGAAATCAACAAGAGTGGATTGAACGAGTCCCAGAGTGCAATTCTTACCAGAGACTCCACAGCATGATCAGGGAAGCCTTCAATCCGAACCAACAAGACAATCTTGTGTCGCGACGAGAAGTTGGTTCTTAATTTTTTTAACGGAGTCTCTGGATAGGAGTCATTTATTCCACATTTTCAGATTGAAAGTAGTTATGATGTGAAACTTCTACTTCCGGTGATACCTTTACCGGTTAACAAAGTCATGAAAAGTCATGATGAAAAAAGTTTGGGAAACACAGACGTTCAAAAGAGGAAGCAGAAAATCCAGCAATGTCTTCTAAGGGGTTTGACAACTGGTAACTGGAGTATATTACTCACCCAAGATATGGCTTTTGAATCGAGCGCAACAAAAAAAATTCCTACATGGGTAAAGGTGTGTAGGTCCAGGAGCGGAAGTGCTGTGATTACTAGATGGGCTTAGGTATTTTCTAGAAAAGGGCCTATAATCTTCCTATATCATTACTTTTAGTTAATTACTGTATCAATTAATTGATATTGTTTTAATTAGGTTATGATATACTCCAGGAAGAAAAAACCCCTTCATGACTTTTTTGTAAAAAAAAAATTTGGAAGTTATTTTGAAACCCTTTAACTTTGTGACATTATTTAACGAAACTATTAAAGATGTCTGATCAGGAAGTTGCTCAAAATTTTGTCAGCCAATGTAAAGAATATGGCTTCACCTACACGGTTGGAACCAATATTCTGAGGGTACATCGAAAATTCCAGCCGGGTAATTTAGAAGAATTCACATATTGCGATATGTGGGGCCCCCATTTGTTGGGAATTGTTAAGGCTACTCAGCCAGGATCAATTTGGGGAACTGATGGTGGGTCTGTTGGGGGTCATGTCGCCGTAACTTCTGGAAATTACACCCTAAACAAATCAGGTTGCAGTAAGCGCATCCTGAAACAAATTTCAAAGATATGAAAAGATACGTGACAGTCGAAGAAATTCGACACCTAATTAAAAACGAGGTAAAGGGAAAATATACCCTAACCTATTGGAATCTACACTCCGATCTCGGACCTGAAATATTCCATGGAAATTGCATCGAGCTCGACGAGTATAGTAATATACATGATGATGAAATATATTGTAACCTAGACACCGACCGCGACGGAAATGGAACGTTTCCGATTGAATTCAAATGGGATAGGGGAGAAATACACCGTTTTGAAAACGATCACTATCAATTTTCACTTCAAGTAGAATATGATTAAACAACTAATTGAAAAATTTGGAAAGGACAAGATCAATACCCTGACCAAATACCCATCGATCCTAACCCTACACCAATTAGGTGATAGAGGAAAATTGACACATCAACTAACCTATGATTTGTCCGGGGAGACAATATATGCCACTGAAAAGATCGACGGAACGAACGTTCGAATCATCATGTACGGGGATGAATATTTGATAGGAAGTCGTGACAACCTTCTCCATTTCAAGGGAGATTTGTGTTACGATCCGGCGCAAACCATCGTCGATGGATTCTACCAACTTAATATTCCAACATTTTCCACCGACAAACTTACGGTGGTCTTTGGTGAATATTTCGGCGGAAGAGTGTCGTCAAACTCCAAACAATATGGAGCTGAAACGGTCGGATTCAGAGTGTTTGACATTGTTGAATTCGATGATTTGTCAGTGTTGGAGTTTCCCATCGAAGAAATCTCCAGATGGAGGGAAAGTTCAAATGGAAGTGGTGGTTTGAAATACGGTCAAAAGTTTTTGAGTCTTGATGAGAGGAAGAAATATTGGCAATATGATTTTGTACCATCGGTTGAATTTCCAATCAACGATTTTTCTCACTCAGAAATCTATGAAACTTTGAAAAATTTCATTCCTGAAACTAAGGTTCCACTAACAGAAACCGCTGGGAAAAAACCCGAAGGTGTGGTACTGAGGAACTCAGATCGAACGAAAATTGTCAAGGTTCGTTATGAAGATTACGAGCGAACATTAAATTTGAAAAAATGAAAAAACTGCAAAATTTCTTAGACTCAATTTTCCCACAGCGCTATTTGATTGTAGACCAGTGGGAAGAAATGGATGTAGAATTTGATGTCTACGGTATCTACGAAATTCCCGAACACAAACGACAGATTGTACATCCAGGACTCGTATCCTATTTGAAACAATACTCTCCGGAGTTTGTTATCATGCAAGTAGACGGAGTTTGGTACGCCCAATATACGGTGACGTATTCTGGAACTTGGGAGGATCCACCTGACTCGTACTATGTTGAACTGAAGCACCGATTTGAAAGCGCGACCGATGCATTGGTCGGAATTGTTCAACACATTATTGAAGACTTGGCACAAAATCATTTCTATGAGTAAAAATGAAGATGGTATTCTCGCAATACTTGTCATTGCACAGTTTTTTATCCACCTATTCACGACAGCCTGCGTTGCTAAATGGAACTGGAATTATCCGGTTACCTATCTGTCGAGTTTCGTCATATTGGTCGGGGGGTTATATTGGGTGGATAAGAAAATGAAATAGGGCATTGGGATCATTTCCCTTTGCCCTTATTCATCTGCTCAATGGCATTGGCCCGTTCTTCTAAGATCTTAGCCAATTTGAAGTAGTAATACGATCTGATGTTGACGGGCATTTCATATATCTCGGTAAAGTTAAACCCGCCGTTTGAATTGAATACCAAATCGAATATTTGATCCATTACTCGTTGATCATATTCCGGAGTCAGGCCAAAAAAACGATGGTCCGATGGTAATGTTAGTACGAAAGGGCTCCCCGGTTCCCTCATCGATCAGTTCAATTTCCAAATTTGGTCCGGGTTGCATCTTTGCAACATATTCTCTGAATTTTCTAGAATCAACCGCCAAGAATTCGTTTTCGATAAAGAGTCTGATAAATGTTTGATCTGAATTACCATTAACTGATAATATAATTTGTTGCAGTCTGGTTGTAATTTGAGTATCCGCGACTCCAACTTTTTTGTATTTTTTTAACCGATCGTCGATTTGTCTTTCATCTCCCACAGTCACTAACTTGAATTCGATTTTATACTTACCTATTCTATTTTCAAACTCGTAAATGAATCGATTCTCACCTTTGAATTGACTTTCGTCGATATCTTTATTTTCAATAGTAGTTAAGTCAATTTCAACTTTTTGCTTTCTTCCCGACGGTGTTGTGACTTCTATTGGATAGATTTCTCCATACCCATAAATTCTACTTGCAATTACCAAAGCATTCTTATCCCCAACCAATAATTCACTATAATTGAAATTTGGTGAAACGATCATGCTTTGAAGAAATTTGTCAATCACCACACCTTGAGAAATATAAGATTCCGTGGTCAAAATGTTTTCCTCTTTAGTCGTCATGAATTTCATTTCAACCACACCCTTTGAAAGTGGATTATCTTCCGGATATAAAAGACCCTTACTTGGTAGTGGTACTAAATTGGTCGGATACGTCGTTGTTTTGATTGAATCTTGAACCTTTACTGTTTCACTCATATTTTTGTTTTTGTTTAAAAATTTTATGCTTGTGCGTTGTATGTTGCATAATCGTAACTAATCGTCAATCTAGGTTGGACTATTTCTTCCGCGGACCAATCCAATTCGCCATAGTTGATTTGTGATAAGAATGCTCCGATCAAGGTCCATGTACCTAGAACCACATCAGATGGAGACATAAGTTGAATTTGGATGTCTTTTTTATAGTCGTCGGCATATTTATCAGTACCCTCTCGAACGTTTTGGTGGATGTCATTTAAATAGCCCCAAAGTCGTTCCATCGTCATGCCTTCGAAGGCATAACATGTTATATCAATGTCATTCCATTTGGTCTTACCTTTAACCTTAACTTGAGTGTTCCCATAATCGAAAGTCAAAGGTGTATTATCTACCACTGGCAATGTCACTGCCTTACCGTAAAAATTGATATCCTGAATGTGCGAAAATTGTATTCTAAACCTAAATGAAAGAATTGGATCAAATTGCTCCGGACTTAATCTAGCCATTATCTTCCTCCTTTGTAATAACTATCAAATCATGATAATTTTTTACTATAAATTTTGGAAGTTATTCTGAAACTCTTTGACTTTGTGACATGTTTAACTAAACTTAAAAAAAAATGATTAAAATCGGAGACTTGGTTGCATACAAAGGACTGGCATATGAAGTTTGGTCAGTCAAAACCACTGAATTGGTTTGGAAAGACGGGGTGTGGACTCACAGAAATGTTGAACAATCTGTCAGATTGATGGTGCCAGGTGAACCAAAATCAAAAATGTTGTTTTTGGATCCAATACCAACGAAAATGCTAACATTGTTGGAAAGTGAGGAAGAAATGTGGAAAAGGTGCGAAGAAAAAGCCGAATTTGAGTGGATGTGTGGAGGTTATGATTAAAAGAAAAAATCAAATTCAGCATAGTCGTAACTCAGGGTACATTCAATCTCAGTTACTTCATTTGCTCCCCAGTCCATTTGTCCAAAATCAACCCCAGAATAAAACGCTCCTCTCAACTTCCAAGCGCCAATTGGTAGTTGCATTGGATTTAGAATCTGTAATTGCAAGTCGTGTTTATAATTTCTTGCTCTGAAATCGGTTGCAGATTTTACTATCTGATGCTCTTGCAGGTACAACCAGAACATTGGTAAGGTAGTTCCTTCGAATTGGTAGAATGTTAGTTGGATATCATTCCAATTCGTTTTCCCCTTGACTTTGAAGTTGCTATTACCATAATCAACTTTGATTGGATTGTTTTCAAAAGCGGGTTGTTGGGCACTTCTAGCCATTACAATTGCGCCTGGTAATTTGGTTGTCAATACAGTATATCTGAATTGAAGAACTGGATGTAATGCAATTGGGTTCGCTAATCTCATTTTTTGCTTTTGTTACAAAGATTCGAATGTGGATTTCTTTTGCAGAAGTCTGGAAGCAATTTCTGCAATTTATCTGCGTGATACTGAAGATTTTGCAAAGTTGACGCAGTGATTGGGTCTTCTTCAACTTGCTTCATTGCCTTTGGCAATTCTCGCTTGAGTTGAGATAGTGCTAACCATTTCGCAATCTGCGTAAATATGTTTTCTTGAAGCGTTTCAATTCGTTTCATACATATAATTATCTATCTTGGATTTTTTATTAGAATTACTTGGAAGTTATTTTGAAACTCTTTAACTTTGTGACATCATTTAACAACCAATAAATATGAAAAACATAATTCAACCGACTGAATTATTCAACTTGCAAGGGCAAATTGGGAGGTTCAAGTGTCAACATACGTTGATTAGAATCGAACAAGGTAGAAACAAAGGAAAGTTTTTTCTTTGGACGATATTTGATCGACCAATTGGTTCTACGGGAGAAATTCCACCCAACTATAAGATTCAACTCAACCCCACTGATGTTGAAATGTGGCTCGAGGCATTGTGATGTATTGAAAAATGGGTTAAAATTGCGATATGAGGGGGGCGTGGTCATATCTACAATAAAAAAGGGCAAAGGTTGTTACACCAATGCCCCATTTCCATGATTCTCAAAATACAATCAAACTGTTCCTAAATCATCAATTGCGTCGTTAACTGCCAACACAGCAGCAGTCAAATCCAAGTTAGCATCGGCAAATGCTTCCAGTGCCAATTCTACTTCGGGATCTGGGTTAACGATTACTTTTTTCAAGTTCGCTCGATATGCGGCTTCTTGCTCTTCAGTTAGGGAGTCAAAGAATGCTCCAACTGATTGGGTCAGTCCAGAAATTCCATCAACATACTCGTCAAGAGCTGGTTGTGGGTTTGCTGAATTTTCAATAGCCAGAATAGCTTTCATTGCGGCACCGCCGGCAATAAATGCTTTTTCTACTAAGATTTCTAAGTTGTCATCTGCAAAGTCAATTTGCGTAACAATTGAATCAACTACTGATTGCAGGTTTGCTGCCATTATTTATTCCTCTATTTTGTTTAGTGATGCCAAATCCGCGGATGTTCTAGAGCCTTGAAGTGCTAGAAGAACCGTGCCTATCCATTGAATTGCACTCGCAAGCCATTCTGGTAAAGTAATTATTCCCAATAAAGATCCTTGGTCTGCAAAATATACCAAAGTACCTAATACCAATACGATCAATGTTGCTACTTTGGCATTCTTTGCTTTAAATTTATCCCATAAATTGACTAAGATTGGAATAAGAAAGTTCATGTTATTCTCCTTTTCTTAAATTGAAGCGTTGAGGTTCTTTAAAGAACCCAATGACTGTGGTAATCAATCCGGCAATTACTGTAATTGCAGCCCACAATGAATCAAAATTATTAATTAAGTATTCAAACAGGCCGGTGATTTTACCAGCGCCGATGAACAACAACACTGCTCCAACGGCAGTAAGAGCGTGTCTAATGACTGATTTTAATTGTTCGTTATTCATTATTTGTGATTTAATTTATGATAATTCTGCATAATCAAATGCAACTGTCAAGTCAACTTGAATAGCATCGTCGGTACCCCAATCCATATCTCCCCATTTAACACCACTATAGAATGCACCAATCAATTTCCATGTTGCAACCGGAGTCGTTCCGTCTGGAGCCAAAACCATGATTTGCAAATCGTGTTTATAGACTGGGGCATATTGGTCAGTCGCGCCGGGGACTTGTTGATGGTCCTGCAGATAAGTCCAAAATTGAGTAGCGGTGATGCCCTCAAATTGATACGCTGACATTGTCAAATCATCCCACCTGGTTTTCCCCTTTACCTTGAAATATGCGTTAATATGTTCAATGGTTACTGGATTGTTTTCAAATCCAGGCTGCTGTGCGGATCTACAGTAGAACTGGGCACCAGGTAATTTTGATGTCAAAACTTGATATCTAAACTGTAACGACGGATGGTATGCATCTGGAACTACGACTCTTGGCATTTATTTTCCTCTTCTTTTTATATAATTATCACTGTGGATAATTTTTTATTTTTGAGTATCAACTGGAAATTGAGCACCTGTTGGTAATACCATAAAGTCAACTATGATAAATTCTGCCGTCTTTGCAGGCTTCAAATATATTTGTGCTCTCATTTCGTTCCGGTCAATTACATCTGGTGTATTATTTCTTTCATCTATGATTATTCTATAATCATACAACCCTTGTTGATTTTGCACTCTTCTGAAGTATGGCTCGACAATTTCTATAAATCTTGCTCTAGTTTCTACTGTATTGTTTTCAAATACTAGAGTTTTAACAGCCATTGCAACAAAACGCTTTGCGTCTATCAACAATCTTCTTACATTGATTCTATCTAGAGCCGATTGTTTCTTTTGTAGAGTTTTCTGGCCCCAAACATTCACTCCTTCCCGCGGGAACGAGGCGATGGGATTGATATTCTTTCTATATAGATTGTCTCTATCATTATTCGTCATCAATCGCTCTGTCTGTATTACTCTTTCAAGTCCACCTCTGTTCAAACCAGCCGGCGCGAACCAAGGATGTGCAACTTTATCATTAAATGCGTACGCTCCAGCAACTACGCATGAAGGCGGTACCCAAACATTTCTTCCTAGATCAGCATCTGCTATTTGACACCATGGGTAATAATATGCCATGTAATTGGTGTTTCTTGCATCTGATGCATTTTGTGCCTGGCCAACCGTTGATCCTTTTGTCGTTGGATCACAAACAAAGAACACGTCGCCTCTATCTTCGCACATATTTAAGGCGCGAGTAACTACGGATCCATGGCCAGTACCTGCCCCGTCCATGATACCTGGCATCAATAATAAATTGATGTCGAATTGGTCTTTGTTACTCAATATATCAATTGCATCATAATATGCAGTCTGTCCATATGACGCACTTCCAGGATTGAATCCTTGCGTGTTTGTATCGAAAATATTTTCATACATCATTCTTGGTTGTACAATATTTCCATCACTTCCTGCCCCAAACGTTCCAGATACTGCCGCGGGTAGTGATCCCGAAAGTGATACGTCTCGTACGGTACCAGCGCTATTCAAATATCTCAAGGTATTGTTGACACCTTCAATACGAATGAATCTACTTCTGTTTGGGAATGATCCTGAAAGTTCCAAATATGGACTACCGTCGCTATCATAACGCAGTGTTTGAGTTTGGTCTCCCACCACTCTAGGTAGATAGTTCGTTGTATCTGGATCCAAACTTACTTGAGTATATTGCTCAAGAACAATTTTTCTATTCGAAATATCATCGCCTCGACGAATATACAAATCAAAAACACCACGTGCTGGGTCCACATTTGCGATTTCCCATCTCATATTATATGCAGATCCAGAAACCAAGGAATTTGAGGTGCTTTCGTCGGAACCAAATGAATATCCAGATCCAGAAACGGCGGCTCCTAGCTGTCCACTATTACTAATAGCACCGTCACTTAGAGCGACAATTTTGAATGCCATGTTATTGGCTCCATATGAAGCAGTCCCTGCTTGAACCAATTTAAATGAAGATGAGTTGATCACATATGAATATGCTGGTTGATATCCAGCATTCAAAACTCTAACTACTGTCAGAATTTCTCCGTAACGCAAATATTCTTCTGCGCAATACGAAGTTAGATATTTGTACATTCTTTCTGATACGCCAGATCCTGAGATAAACGTAGCACCAAACCATCTCAAATATTCAGAATAAGTTGAAATTGGTGTAGGCCTAAATGCTGGACCCCTAACGGTTGGTCCAATAACAGCGGCTCCTACCGCGGGAATTTGCTGTGGTAAGAAACTTAGATCAAATTCACGCGTAAAAACTCCGGGTGAAAGAAAAACACTTGTAGTTGCCAATATTATTTCCTCATTACTTATTTTTTTACATCACTGTGGAATATCACAGATTCTACTATAATTATCTTTGAAAAAAACGAAACAAATTTCTCAAAGATTGTTCCTTATTTGTCTTTTTAATGTTCTACCATCCTCGCTTAGATTTACATCTTGAATTGGTTTGGGTGGCAAGTTTGGTGCAATTAGATCTTGCACTTGATCGAATATTATCTTCTCATTATCTTCTTCAAAGAAGTGAACTCTCTTTAAAGAATATGCTTTCATTATCTTACTTTGATGATATTCATATTCATTTCTCAAATATCCATCAACTTGTAATGTGATGGTACTTTTGACTAATCTATCTTCTCCTGGAATATTAACATTGTCATGCGAAATATCTTGTACGTTCGTTCTGAACTTCCAATAGTCTCCCCAAACATGGTCTGATAAAGGAATTATGCCTTGAACCAGTACGTTCATCTGCTCTTGTAAATCTGTCCAAATGATTAATTCATAATTCACTCTAACATAATCCGGGACGTCTGTTAGGTAAAATTCATAACTATCTTTGCTAACATGTTGTCCTGCGATTCTATCATATACCATATTTGTTGTTTTGTACGGTATGATTTTATTTTTCGGGGAAAACGTTTGAGGTCCGAATACGTTCAGATTGACAATTGGTAGCCTTTCATCATTAGTAACATTGGTTCTTCTGAGAACCATCACCGGAGCAAAAACTTTTTTGTTCGAATCTCTCAAGAATCCATACTTTCTAATTTGAGCCCATTTTTCCCCATTCGCGAACATCACTGGAACAGGAACTTGCACGTCGTTTTGAGTGATGGTAGGCTTCAAATTTTCCGCTAAATGAAAGTACACGGCGTAATCAATATCATATAAAGTAACCTTGGGGATTTTGATAATGTCATTATCCCTGCGCATTTCTTGGGCTCTATTTACATAGTTCCCGGAACGACCTTCTTGATATGGAAGCGTAGATTCTTTCATTGTTAGGGTTTGATTGGGGACATTTACTTAATTTATCTTTTTCAGTGCTTTGACAATATCAACTACAAAATCAGCACACGCTTCCAAATCGCCTCTATCTAAATCATTAGTAGATTTTATATCGATGTTTATATAGTTTTCTATCATCTGTAGATGAGTGTCATAGCGATAGTTATCTGTTTGTAGAACAGTCACAATTGCTTTAGATATTCTGTTAGGATCTAGTGAAGTATTTTCTTTTAACATCTTTCTAACCATTGGTCTGATGTATTTTTCTGTCAAATACTTTTCTTGTTTTGGTGTCATTTTTTGTTTTACCTCTGATGTTATTTTTTTATTTCCAACAATTGCTTTATTTTCTACATCTTTGAAGGACAATCTTACGACTTTTCCTTGTTTTGTAATATTGGTAACTCCTTTAGGGGGGGATTTTGTGGGTTTATTCAACTCTGCATAATATCCCTCTTTAGTCTTCCATGTTTTTGAAACATCATATCCGATCATTTCTAAATAGCGCGACCAAGTAACTTCTTCCATGCTTTTTTCCGTTTATAAATTTTTAGGTATTGAGTGATTGTTTTTGCTTGTATTAACACCAGTTCTGAATTCTACCAAATCTAAACTCGATAGTCGAGTTAAATGAGTTTGTGCCACGATTGCAATATTATAACCAAATTCTCTATTTCCCCTTCCCTCGGTGTTCATCAATAACGTTTCATTATTTCTACCAGCCCAATACTGCGTGGTTTTCATATTATCAACTTCATAAAACTTTTCATCGAATTTGATAATATCCCCTTCTTCGAGAAACACGTTGCATTCTTTCAAATCATCTCTCAAGAATTTGAATTGAACAGTTTGAGTCACATCAACTCCAGTGTCAACATCTACGAAATCCGTGGTATCTTTATTTACTAGGCAGAATAATCTGACTGGACTGTAATAGACTTTTTTCTGACTTTCCCCATATAGATTGACTTCAGTTTCGGGTAATGCAAGTTTATATAGAGCCACTTCTATCGAAATAAATCTATGAAGCAACTCTCGAGAGAAATGCTTGATCAGTGAAGATTCTTTATTTGAAGCAAAGAGTGGCAATTATATCAATCCTTTCTTTCCTGAATTTGAAAACACTCTGACTTGTTCTTGAATTTGAAGTGATGTCTTCTTCAAAAATTCAGAAGCAGGACCTACTCTCTTAGAACCAATCCAAACGTTTCCTTCTTTGATTGTTAAAGGCGCATTTGGATATTTTCCTGATAAGATTTTGCTTAGATTTGTAAATCTCTGCTTTTCAGAGTCAGTTAATGTTGTCTTTTGTACTTCTGTTTTGGTTTCAATTTTACCAAAGAAGCGTTCATAATTTTCTTTTAGATTCATAGTTGATTTTCTCCTAAAAATTTATCTATTGCGTTGTATAACGTTCTGGATGATGTTCGATTTAGATCATATCGATCCAATAGTTCCAATGATTCTTCCAAATTTTTTTTTAATTCGATCGCGTCTCTTTCTGTGAATCCTTCATTCAAGACTTGTATAACTATTGGTCGAATTATTTGTTCTAGATATTGCTTCTTTTTCATATCCGCTTAATTTCGATTCTTTTCGGGGTAGAATCAATTTTTATGGTATCCATGGGTATAATGTGTAAACCTGGAAAAGTCGCCTCATAACCTAATTTAAACGGTAGTATCGTGTCACAGTCGACGAACAAATCATCTACTGCATATTTCATATAACAATATGGATATTGGCCCCGATATGTCAAATAGACATGTCTATCTCCTTCTATCCACATTTGAATTGTCCCAACCAGCATTGGCTCAGACTTCGATTCTTTGAATGACGCTGATGTCAAGAGAAGCAAAAGGAGTAATAGAATTGATCTCATTTTTTACCTCACATAAATTTTCATGGGAACGAATTTTAATTGGTCTGCTAGCGATTGGGCCATCGCAGTCTTTTTTTCGAGTTGGGATTGAACAGACATCGAATCCAGGGTTTCTTTCAATTCAGATACCAATGCTTCCTTTTCTGACTGGGCAGCGCTTATAAGATCCGCGGCATTGAGTGTAATTTCCCCATCAGGAATCGGCATTGAAGAATACTTACCGCGTATGTATCCCAACATTTCTTTACAAATCGCCAATGTGTACTTTCGTATCCATTGCTTCCCAATCTCATTAATATACCGATACGTCATCGTTTGATATGGTATATTTGAAATATCACTTATTTTTCCAGTGATCCCGTCGACTTGAGTTAAATCAATAGCACTGCCTTCGCTATCGAGTGTATAATTGAAGAACAGTTTTAGATCATCATTTGGTATTGGAAATATTCGAAGTCGGTTTCCGGTTAATTGAAATGAATATCCACTTTTTCTGATCTGATCGTTGAATTCAATTGCTTGAATTCTGAGTAAATCATAATGCAGTGGCATCATCAAATAATTACCAGGAACGACATATCCCCCCCAACCAAATTGCTCCATGATTTGTTGAGTTCCTAAACCAGTGCCCAAACTCGGATCCAAAAATCTAGTTAATGCCGGCGGAGATTCATGAAAGATCTTTCTGATTGTGAATTGATCGGTCGCGAATGATCCTTTTTCGATATTGGCATCTGTTATGAAGTTGTAAACTTGTTTTCCAGGTTGCAATATTATCGACCCTGTGTAGTATGTAAGAGTTCCACCAGATCCAACCTCAGAACCATATGCCTTTGCTAGTTTAAATATACCCTTCAGAGTTTGCGGAATATACTTTTGTGATAGATTGACGCTTCCGGTGGGAAATCCTTGTAGATTGATTAAGTTGTCTCTGGCGGCGTATGTATTCACCCACGCTCCATATTCATTTATTCCCTCTTCGAAAGCGGCATAGAAATTTATTTCCTGCAACTCAACATCAGTTATAGGATAACCAAGACGTAATGCTGCCCATTTTGCAACGGCTTCTGCATCACATTGGAATTCAGGATCATTGTCATAAAATCCAAACGGTGTAAACGTCAACGGATAAAATGATCCAGATCCAGGCCAGATTTCTATGTTAGGATTGGTTTGGAACATTATTGGTTGGTTAATTCTTCTTCAAATTTTTCAACCAGGTTAGTTAATTTATCAATATTGATTCGGTGGTAGATTGTATTATCACCTCTGAGAATATTTTGTATTTGAGATGGGTAGTCCGAATTATAATATTCATCCCCTAATATTTTTTGCAATTGATTCCATTCCTCTGCGACTTTTTGTGCCATTTTGACTATAGATCCTTTTGATATGGGGGATGAATACTCCCACAAACTCTTCCTTACTTCTCTTCTTATGAAGTTTTCAAGTAACTGTTTCTTTCTTGATTCCATTTTATTTTCCTGAATTTTTGGATATAGATCGTTCTTTTTAAGATTTTGAATTATGGAGTCAAATACTTCCTTATCTCGAACTTGTATCAATTCGAACTTTGCATTATTTCCCACGAATGTTCTTTGATAATCATAAACATCCGAATCCGGTAAGGTGTTTAGATATTTTTGAACTGCATTTGCATTCGATCCTTTGACAGAGAATTTGTAATTCATATCAGCATCCTTCTCCTTCCGGATAGATTTGATTTAGTTTTTGATACGCCTGCTCATAAATATTTGTCCATTCGCTTAAATTATATTCAAATCCAAATTTGAACCAATTTAAAGTGTATGCTCTATTCTTTCTAGCAACCTCATCTGCCCAAACGAATACTGTTGCTTCTGTTTCAACTCTCGTCGTCCACGACAGTCTTTCATCGATATTTGGATCATCACCTACCTTCTCGAAATATTCATAATCCTTGTTTTCGGTCCTAATTGATTGAACCCTGAGATATGCATTTTTCAGAATAGTTCCATCTGGTAATTCAAAATTCTTTACAGTTAATGCCATTAATCAGTTTTTTTGTTCTTTTTTACAATTTTTGGTAATTCAATTGTTTCTTCTACTGTTGGTTCTGGTATTGATTCCTCAACTTCAACATCCTGCGTTGGTGTTTCAATTGGAACTTCTTCTACTTCTGGCGCCGGTATTGATACTTGAACTTCAACTTCTTCTTTGGGTTGAAGTGATTGCCACGCGGCCAATTTTGACTGCTTTGGACCACGTCTTTGTGCTGTACTCATTTCTTTATCTCCTTTGATTGATTTTCTTGTTCCAATTTTATGACTTCTTTCTGTAATTTATCTGCTAATAAACCAACTCTAATGACATCCTTACCAGAAAAGTTGAGGTTTTGAATACATTGGATTAATACAACTAATTCTTCGTACGATAGTGTGATTTTTGATTGCATATAATGATTTTATTGATATCTATTTTTTATAGCAGTTTCAGGATGATGTTTTGAAATTATATTTTTGACTTGATTCCAATCTACACTGGATGCTGAAAATATCGTATATCGTAAAATATTAGCAATTCCTTGATCTGGTATAGATTTTAACAACTTACCCAAATACTCTTTCGGTTTAATTTCAGAATTCTCGATCAAACTCTTCCGAACTTCTCTTCTAATGAAGTTTTCAAGTAATTTCTTTTTTCTTGATTCCATTTTATTTTCCTTGATTTGATAAAAATTTATGTTGTTCTTGTAATTTGTATAGAGCCACATATAAATATTCAATATCTTTGACTTGAAATGATGTTTGCCCTAATAATTTCAATATCAATTCAAGTTCCTCTTTGGTCAAATCCAAGCCAGGATCTCGAACTTGAACTTCCTTTTTCTTGGGTTGTTCTTGCAATTGACTTAAGATTGTAAATGCCATATTATGCGTAAATCCAAATATCTGAACCAGAAACCATAATGTTTCCATTTCTTGAATGGTAGTTTAATAATGTCTGCCCACCATCAACATCAATAGCAGCAGCCATGTATGCTTCCGGAGATAATGCCGATGATGAAAGTGTTAATAGCGTAGATTGTTGAATAGCCCATCTGGCAGTTGATTCATCGAAACCAAACGCAACACCATTTCCCAAAGAACCTGAACCAACAACAAAACCACCATCTCCAGTCGTTGACCCTGAATTCAACAGTATAAATCTATCCTCAACGTTTAGGTTGGTAATTTGAAGTTGAGTAACGCTACCTAATACAGTTAAGTCCCCGGCAATTATTACATCAGTACCAAATGTGGAGTTTCCAACGGTTAATAGAGTACCATTATAGGTAAACGATGCATTCGATGTTAATGTGTCAGCGTCTGAGAAATAGGCTACTCTGGTGCTTGATCCTGCACCGTCTATTAACGACGTTCCCCATACTCTAGAATCAATGCTTCTACTTGCAATCGTTCCACCTGCTTCCTGAACCAAAACACCATTTGTCGTTCCAGTCGACAATCCGGTAAGTTGCAGACCAGATGCCGAAATGGACGTAGTGACTGCTAACCTGTTGAATGATACGGCTGCTGAAGATCTTAAATCCTGTGGAGCAAATAACCATATCGTCTTTCTAGTTCCGGAGAATGACATTGACATGTCAAATCCTTGGGCGGACGCTGTGGTAAAGGCCAACGTATCTGTAGATGCTTCAAATGAAACACCTCCACCAGATCCAGATAACCCAAATGTTGGCGCACTCGAGATACCAGTCAGTCCGGAACCATTACCTATGAATGATCCCGAAAATGAACCTGACATTATAACTGCTATAGCACCAAGTTCTCTAACAACCCTGCCTGATCCGTTCGAACCGAGTAATGTATAGCCATTGGTACCAGTGCCAACTGGAAATGCACTAAGAGACGATGCTGTTAAACCTAATCCACCATATAGTGGAGTTAATGCAGTATCAAGTGTTAGTGATTGAAGATTGGCGACGCTACCAGATACGATGACTTTTTTCCATATAGCCATTTATTTATTTTCCTCTATTCTATTGGTTTTCCATTAACTGAAGTAATTTGATCCGGAAAAACTATGACTCTAACCTTATCTCTCATCAGTTCGCACATCCAAGCGTTTATTCCGGGCTGTGGTCCTAATATTTTTGCTTCCTCGTCTTTAAATCTACCGGCGGAAAATGTTATAATCTTACCTTTAACAGGTGCAGATGCTGCCAATACATCATAATCGCCACTTTCCCTCAACATCTTTCTAACCATTGGTCTGATGTATTTTTCTGTTAAATACTTTTCTTGTTTTTGTGTCATTTCTTATATTCCGAAATAAAAATCGCTTCCGCTCTTGATTATTCCACCTGGTACCGAATTTGGAGTATGAGTGAAATCACCCACCGCAAAAACACCGTCTTCATTGATAGAATGTGATATGGAAGCACTTTGAATTAAAAATGTTTGTTGGGTATTATTTATTCTTTTAATTACATAATTATCAAAACCAAAACTTGAAGTTGATATGGTGCTATTTCCTATTTCAATTTGGTTTTGCTGACTTGATTTGATTTCTACAAACAAACTACCACTCTTCACAAACCCTATAGATTCGCTTACAAACAACTTTCTCCACGGTTGGAGTAAACTACCCAAGTCAAAGGTAGAAAGTCCGTTAGAAGCGGTATAAGGCAGTAATGACGAACTAAATGACCCAAAGATTGATAAGCTTGCGGTTGTCGCATATAGACTTCCACTCGTTATGACATAGAACGGCTCCCCTGCCCCAGAATAACCCTGCGGCCCTTGTGGGCCAGTCGGGCCCTGAGGCCCGGGTTCATAAATACGAACAACGCTATCTTCGCCGTAAATACGCAAAGATTTATCAGGTCCATTAACCACTTCGATCTCTGGAAACTGTTCTTCATATACATAAACCTTTTTAGATTCAGCCACACGGGATGTCCTATATCAAAAAACATTCAAAGTTATCTAGATGTCGGAGCATCCAATTCTCCAGCATTTGAACCTGACATATCATCATATTCAGATGCAATATTGTGTAATACACCAATGGCATATTTCATTTTTTTAACAACATCTATGACGACTTCTTCTGCACTGGTATCTACTTTGCTCAATTCATAGTCAGCAATTTTTCTTAATTCTGGAATCGTTTTGTTGAGCAGTTTTATAGCCTTTAAAAGAGAATCTTTTTCAGATTTTTCTTCTTTTAGCATTTTCTTGACCATTGGTCTGATGTATTTTTCTGTCAAATACTTTTCTTGTTTTGGTGTCATTTTTTGTTTTACCTCTGATGTTATTTTTTTATTTCCAACAATTGCTTTATTTTCTACATCTTTGAAAGACAATCTTACGATTTTTCCTTTCTAAATAGTACGACCAAGTAACTTCTTCCATACTTTTTCCGTTTATAAATTTTTAGGTATTGAGTGATTGTTTCTATTCGTATTTACTCCAGTTCTGAATTCTACCAAATCTAATTGGGATATTCTAGTCAAGTGAGTTTGTGCAACAATAGCAATATTATAACCAAATTCTCTATTCCCACGTCCTTCTGTATTGATTGGTAAAGTCTCATTGTTTCTACCCATCCAATATTGAGTGGTTTTCATATTATCTACTTCATAATACTTTTCATCGAATTTGATAATATCATTGTCCCTTCTCATTTCTTGGGCTCTATTTACATAGTTCCCGGAACGACCTTCTTGATATGGTAATGTCTGTTCTTTCATTATTTAAAGTTTGATCTATATATCACAGTGACTTTGAGTATTCTTTAAGAGTATTTACATATTTTTCTAAATCTGTAATAAATTCTGAGATTATTGGTTTATCAGTGAGTTTTTCATATTTTCTAATAAAGGTAGTCCACTCATCCAAATCTTTAAGAATCTTTTGAACGACTTGTTCATTACTTTCTTTCAACATCTTTCTAACCATTGGTCTGATGTATTTTTCTGTCAAATACTTTTCTTGTTTTGGTGTCATTTTTGATTCCTTAATCCATAATGCTCTATTATTCATAGGATCATCTTTTTCAATAAAGTCCATTGAATTATAGAATCCCGTTTTTGTTTTATTTTTTTGGCCACAGTTCCTTGACCTTATAACCTTTGTTTGTGCGATCCAAAATTTCACAGCCCAGTGGATATCCAGGTTTTCCAGATCCTCTATGCCTATAATTGTCACCTATGTTTGGCATTATCTAGTTACCTCTTGTAAAATTTTAACTTTACCTCTTAATATTTCTTCGACGTATTGAGTCACTCCTGAACCTGAATAAATTTCAAGATCAAATACTCCTTCAGTAAAAGTAAATAAAGATGATGAATATGCACTTATTTGAATTCCAATAGAACCACTACTTCTTGGTAATACCACAGATGCAGACGTTGGTGTCATGTTTAGTCCGGTACCATCATCTCCCAATGAACTGCTCAATGTGCAATACACCGTGGTAGATGTGAAATTTGGCCGGATTTGCATCCTTGCTTCATAACCGGTGAAGTTGAATAATGTAGCAGGATCCCCTGTCAAATATTCAATTCGACGATTGAAGGTTTTACCTTGCTTTATGATAAAGGTGTGGTTGTTACTCACTGATTATTTTTTATTAATCGCTTAATATTTTTGTCAGAATCTAAAATTTCATAAGAAATTGCCAAACTTATATTCTTGGATTTTGCTAATTCATTGTTAGGTTTAATCGAAATAGTATTAGATTTTCTAATATTTCCTGAACTAGACAGTGTACCAGATTTTACAACCTTCCAAATCTCTCCGTCTTTAAATTCAATCTTATCTCCAATTTCGAAGTCTGAAATCTTATATCTTGAATTTTCATTTAGAAATTTTCTAACTTTTTTTCTAATGAATGTTTCAAGTAATTTTTCTTGTCGTTTGTTCATTTTAATAACTCCAATAATTCGGCAACCGCTGGATGCCTATGATTTTCTAATAATGTTGTTACGAATACATGTTCTGAAGAAATTATCTTAGAAACTTCAAACCACGCACTGTT